TAAACAAAACTGACATTATTAGAATTTGATGGAGGCGTAAGATGGAGATAAGCATTTTTGAGCGAAATGGGAAGACATGGACAAGATTTAAAGTCAAAGTAACAAGTTTTTATCATCTAAAACAGTGAAATTTGGGTTTGCACATTGACAACAATATATTGGTTAGTGGATAATAAGTTTTGGAGGTGATACCTTGAGATTGATTGATGCAGACTCATTAATGATACGGCTCGAAAAACATTACAAAGAATGCGAAAGCAGTTACGAAAAAACGCAAGGTGATGCTTGGCTATATATGATGCAAGCATATTCCAAGGCAGTAAAAGAAGTCAATGAAAGTGAGACTGTAAGAACCACTGACCAATAACGGTTGGTGGTTTTTATTTTGAAAAACTGAAATAAATTGTGATTGAGGTAGAAAACGAAAGTTAAGCTAATGATATAGCGGCAACGATGGACGGGGAAGACATTGCAGAGAATGACCCGCATGAGTATGCTATATGGAATGTAACCCCATTAACTTAAAACTTTTGGGAATAAAAAAGAGCCTTGCGGCCCTGCCCGACGTTTTACAAAGGTGAGGAATTGCAACCTCACAAGGGTCTACTGGCGGCTTTGCGTTCCCTATTATTTAAATTGATTATAGCATTTTTTTGAGAATTACACAATAGCAATATTAGAATTTAAACGTACATTGAAAATTTAATATTGATTAGTGGAAATAAAATGTTGACATTGGGTGTACCCTATGTTATAATAAAGACAGTTAGGAAACATATTATAAAAAGAATTTATAAAATTAAGAAAAAGGGGTAAACACTATGACAACAATCAAAGGATTCGCAAATTACGGAGTATTGGCACATGAGAAGCAGATAATCTTCACTGTTTCGGGAAAACACCCACATGCAACTGTGAGTGAAGAAATTGAAATCACATTGCCAGACAAATGGGAAGTATCCCGGAATGAATTTGAGGAGCTGCTTATTGATACGCCGGAGGGTAAGACCTATATGGCTGACGAAATCATATCAAGTTGGGAAGATGAACCGGTATTAAGCTGGTATGATGAAGAAAATCATAGGATTACACTTGAATGGAAAACAATATGAAGGGGAACGCCGCAAGAAAGATGGCAGAAAAAAGCCGGATTAATTAGCAAGTCCTATAAGCTTAATAAAACGCTTGTAGAGGATTTTGCAAAAGCTTGTGAAGCGGCAGGAACAACGCAAGCCAAACAATTATCAAAAATGATGAAAGAATTTATTGAAGCCACTAATCAGTATTAGATTAGTGGCTTTTACGTACTATCTGAGCAGCGATGTAATGGAAATGATGGAAAGTGCTAACAAAGAACTTGGTAGACGTAGTGATTGAACGAATGTTCGGTAAGAGAAAGTGTATGTATAGAAAGGAAGGCCATGAGGACCAGGGACAAGAATTATAGTGACTATGGTATTACTGATGATGAAGCCAAGCGCATAAAAGAATACTGCCAGAACGCCAGCGTAGAAGATAAGCTTACATTGTTCCAGTGTGCCATATCCTCTGCTCCTGGCCTGGAAGTGGAAATATATGAGAGCCTTGTAGGTAACATCGGATATGACAAGCTGAGTAAGAGGAAGAACATACCAATCAAACGGGATGATTTTTATGGGTACCAAAGAAAAACGCTGGATGAATATAGGCGGTTAATGACATTGTTTGGGAGGTGGAAAGGATGATTAGTGCTGATAGCACTATACGGGTAACGGAATTTTTATATGCTTGGAGATTGGTTATAGAGTCCAGTAAAAAATTAACCATTGAAGATATGGTAATGCTTGAAAAAATTGTGGAGGAAATGGAGGAAAAAAAATGAAATGCCCATATCGTAAAGAAACAATTTTAATCAAAACAGTTGAAACAGAAAGAACTGTTGATACATTTGCGGATTGTTACGAAGAGGAGTGTAGATTATTCTGCCATAAAACAAATAGTTGCCTTAGAGCAGAAGCACATAAGGCACAGATATTTGGTACATCTAAGTAAATAAAAAAGTGTACATAAATGTGGGGACGATTTACATTACATACTTATGGTAAAATTAGTATAGGACTATTATACCGTATGGGGTAAAAACATGATTATTAATCAATTAAAAGAATGCTGTGAAAACTGTAGTTACATTGACGCAAAAGCAGAAAATATAGTCACATCATACAGAAGTATGCTGGAATCTAATGTGGTAAAATCTACGACTGCAACTATCTGGTGTGCACACATGGAAGTATGCAAAGAATACCGTGAGGCAGAAAGCAAAGATGAATCTTAGTTCAATTATGAAAAAGCTCCAGCGCGCCATATTGCAGACCAGACTTGTAATCAAGATATCTACCAGCCAATTCTACAGCGAGGAACAGGGGCGCATGATAAGCATATGGATATTAAGCACCCCTGTACTACAACAGGATAAGCATGGGGAGTGGAAAACCAGGGATTATGAGATACTGCGGAGTGCATCGGGGATTGAGATTGTGAAGTGCTTGCAGGAGATATGGGAGGCGGTAAAGGGATGGGAACCATTGGAGAAAATATAATATATTTCAGAAAAAAGCGACATTTAAGCCAATGCGAACTTGCAAAGCTTATGGGAGTTTCTCAAAACGCGGTATACGGATGGGAAAACAATAAAAGAAAACCATCTATTGATATATTGAAAAAAATGTCAGAAATTTTGAGAATCACTTTATATGATATTGTAGAGGGAAATAAACCAATAGAAAAATCGACTTGCAATATATTTCCTGGAATTAAAGTTCCTGCAATAGATGGAAAAATAAGTATAGGAGATAATATCAAATTTTTGCGTAAGAGAAAAAATATGACGCAAAAGCAACTTTCAGAAGCTACGGGAATTGCTGTAATAACTATACAAGAGTATGAAGCTGGAAAATATGAACCTAAAATAGATTTTTTATACAAATTAGGAAAAGCTCTTGATTGCGACATTTATAAATTAGCTGGTATTAACGAAAATATCAATTCACATGAAATAACGGTGAATGATGTTTTTAACGAAATCAAAAAGCGTGCAAAAGAGGCTGAAACAGAAGAATACGAAGCCAAGGAAAAAGGAGACTATTTAGATGCTATTGAGAGTAGGGGAGTCCATATAGCACTTATTGATATATTGAAAGATTTTGGACAGGACGGTGGTTAAGTGGAGCTTACACAGAAGCAGAAAGCGTTTGCAGATTATTACATAGAATTCGGAAATGCGGCAGAAGCTGCGAGAAAGGCTGGTTATAGCTTACGGACAGCAGACGCAATAGGGCGTGAAAACTTACGGAAGCCTACGGTTTCTGCATATATATCTGAACGGCAGAAACAAATTGATGATTGCCGCATAGCTGATGCGGCTGAAATACTGCAATACCTTACCTCTGTTATGCGCGGAGAAGTAAAAGACCAATTCGGACTTGATGCTCCGCTGGCAGAGAGGACCAAAGCGGCGGTGGAATTGGCAAAACGTAAAATAGATACAGACAAGAAGCAGGAGGGCGGCGGGATTACAATTGTCAACAACATACCAAGACCAGACAACAATAAATCTGACTGATGTAATCGCCCCTTCCTTCTATGGTGTTCACTGGGATATTATGGACGGAAAGCATACATATTATGACCTGTACGGAGGGAGAGGTTCCACGAAGTCCTCTTTCATATCTGTGGAGATTGTACTGGGTATGATGGATGACCAAGAGGCCAATGCTGTCATATTCCGAAAGTACGCTGTTACAATTGGGGAATCAGTATTTGAGCAGATACAGTGGGCTATAGATGCGCTAGGCGTTACGGATTTATGGGAATCCCGTACAAGCCCATACCGATTTGTTTATAAGCCGACAGGACAAAAGATAATATTCCGTGGACTTGACAAGGCGAAGAAAACAAAGTCAATTAAAGCTAGTAAGGGATACTTCAAATATTTGTGGTTTGAGGAACTGGACGAATTTGCAGGACCGGAAGAAATACGAACTGTTGAACAATCAGTGTTGCGCGGTGGAAGCAAGTTTGTTGTGTTTAAATCCTTCAACCCACCCATCAGCCAAAGCAACTGGGCTAATCAGTATGTAAATACTCCAGACGATAGCGCGTATAGGCATAAAAGCGATTACCGTTCTGTACCGGTTGAATGGCTGGGAGAAATGTTTATTGAGCGCGCAGAACATCTTAAAGCCACCAATGAGCGGGCATATAATCATGAGTATTTAGGTTTGCCGGTTGGGCTTGGCACAAATATATTTGATATGCTGGATGTGAGGACCATTACGGATGATGAAATCAAGGGATATCAAAGCATATACCAGGGGCAAGACTGGGGCTGGTTCCCGGACCCCAAAGCCTTTATCCGTGCCGCTTACATACCAAACAAGGAATTGGTTGTGCTGCTTGATGAAATGGGCGGCTGTAAAATCCGTAATAGTAAGATGGCGGAGGATATACGGGAGGCTGGGTACGATGATTATACAATCTATTGCGGTGTGGATGAAGAAGAAAGCATTATAGACTTCCGTGACGCTGGTTTACCGGCACGTAGAGCCATTGTAACACCAGGAAGCAGGAAATATACCTTTGAGTGGTTGCAGTGCCGTACAATCGTTATAGACCCGGCCCGCACGCCACGAGCATACAAGGAAATAATAGAGTATGAGCATGAGGTAGACGGAAACGGAGAAGTAATAGCGGATTACCCGGATGGAAACGACCACTGGATTGATGCACTCCGATATGCCACAAGTCCATTATCTATGCGGAGGGGGAATAGCGCGTAATGCTAAAATCTATAAAAATAAAAGAAGATGTTATTGAAGTGAAAAATATTAAAAGAATACTTATCGAGGATGGATTTGTTGATATAGAGTATGACGATGAAAAACCGTATTTACTTAGAAAAAACATTAAGGTTTTGGCTAAGTTTAAGGATGTAGAATTTATTTCGGGTGAGTAAATGGGACTAATAACATGGGCTAAAAAGGTGATAGGAATGATATTCAAGCGACAGGCAGAAGAAGATTTCAATGTTGAATCGGTGGTATCCCCGGAGATGGAAAGCAAGATTACAGAGTGCGCCAATATCTACCGGGGTACTCCCTATTGGGTGAATGCTGATGATAACGTTAAGACAATCAACTTTGCAAAGGCTATATGCTCGGAGACGGCCCGCCTTGCTACCCTGGCAATTGGAATACAGATTGATGGGAGCGCGCGGGCGGCATGGCTCCAGGAGCAGATTGATAAGATATATTTCCAGATTCGTCACTGGGTAGAATATGGTATGGCCTACGGTACAATCATCCTTAAGCCAAATGGTAAGGGACTGGACATATTCACACCTATGGATTTTATCATTACGGATTGCGATAATGAAGGTATCTATGGGATTGTGTTCAAGGATAGTTACAGCGAAAATGATAAGTATTATACCAGATTTGAGTATCATCGGTTTGTTGAGGTTAAGGATGGGGAGAACACCTATTACCCATATTACATATCCAATAGAGCCTATGTGTCTCACTCTGCAAAAAGCGTGGGGGAACCGATAGCATTAAACAGGACTAAGTGGTCCGACTTACTTCCAGAGACTCCACCTATACTTAAAGCAAACAATGATAAAATAGATGGCCCCATGTTTGGTGTACTCCGCACTCCACAGGCTAACAATTTGGATATCTCATCACCTTTGGGATTGCCAATGTTTGCCGAGGCCATAGAAGAATTAAAGGACCTGGATGTGGCATATAGCCGGAATGTAGGTGAAATATTTGACAGTGAGAAAATCATATTAATTGATGACCAATTAATGCTTGGTGATGGAACTAATTTAAAACGTCCAGGAGTAAATAAAGTTAAATTACCACATTATGTAAGAAATGTATTTGGAAATAGTAATGGGGAATTTTACCATGAGATTAATCCATCATTAAATACTGATACCAGAACAACCGGAATTAATAACTTACTTTCTTTCCTGGGATTTAAGTGCGGATACTCCAACGGGTACTTTGTACTTGACGAAAAAACAGGTATGGTCACAGCAACACAGGTAGAAGCTGATGACCGCCGCACTATCCAGTTAATCAAGGATGTGCGCGACAAACTGGAAAGTTGCCTTGATGGCGCAATATATGCGCTCAATGTATATGCTGACCTGTACGGACTGGCACCCGCCGGCAACTACGAAATCACATATGATTTTGGGGACATTACATACAATCGTGAAGAGGACCGGGCAAGATGGTGGCAGTATGTTGTGCAGGGGAAAGTGCCGGCCTGGATGTATTTTCAGAAGTTTGAGGGATTGTCTGAAGAAGATGCAAAGGCTATGGTACAGGAAGCACAGCCGAAGGATGGACCTAGGATGTTTGAGGAGGAATAAATTGAGAAACTTATTAATTTGGATAGTATTCAATATACCACTTGGTCCATTTGCCCCGAAAGTGTTTGAATGGTCGATTAAGCATAAGGGAAAGAAGGAAGGGTAAATGTTAAGCCCTGATTACCTTGCAAGAATCGCAGAAGGAAGCGAAGAAATAGCCTCACAACTCCATACATACATTATTCGTCAGATAATAGACCGCATGATGATACGCATAGGCCGCGGCGATGATTGCCTGCTCACCTCATCTGACCGATGGCGCATACATGTATTGCAGGACACAGGGTATCTGCTGGAGGATATAACAGCAGAGTTATCCAAGTACACCAAGAGGCAGGAGAAAGAGATTAAAGCGGCTATGGAGGAGGCCGGGATAAAAGCTCTGGAATACGACCACAGAATATACGAGGCCGCCGGCCTGTCTCCTATGCCCCTGACGCAATCCCCGGCCCTTATTCGGCTGATGGAACGCAATTACCTGGCAACATTAGGGGAATGGAAAAACTACACTAGGACAACCGCGCAATCTGCTCAAAGATTATTTATTAACGAGTGCGATATGGCCTATAACAAAGTTATGAGTGGAGCAACATCTTACACACAAGCAGTTAAAGAGGCCGTAGAAAATGTGGCCAGTGGGGGTATTACACTTGTTCAATATAGAAGTAAAAATACTGGAGATATAAGAAATGACACGATAGAGACAGCTACAGCACGAGCGGTACGGACTGGTATAGCACAGGCTACGGCGGAAATTACGCTGGCAAGAATGGTAGAAATGAAGTGGGAAGTTGTGCTGGTGTCGGCGCATGTGGGCGCAAGAAATGTTGGGGGGATACCAGAGAATCATGAACTTTGGCAAGGAAAATTCTACAGTCTCCCGCAATATGGACATAGATTCCCGGATTTCTATTACTCTACAGGATATGGAGATATTACCGGGCTATGTGGAGTAAATTGCAGGCATAGTTTTGGCCCAAGTGATGGAGAAAATAATCCGTATGACCCAATAGACACAGAGGAAAATCGAAATCAGTACGAAAAAGAGCAACGCCAGCGAACGCTTGAACGCCGCATCCGCAAGACCAAGCGCGAGGTTATGGGCCTGCAAGAGGCCGTAGAGAAATGCCAGGACAAGGCGGCAAAGTTTGAGCTACAGCAGGCGCTTGACCGGAAATCCTACTTGCTATCCAAGCAGTATAAGGCATATAACGAGTTTTGTAAGGAGAATAACCTTAGAACTCAGTCAGAGAGATTACAGATTGCCCGCTGGAGCCGTGAACAGGCTGCAAAGGCCAGAGGGGCGGTGAGACGGTATCAAAATGCGAAAGGGGAATGAATTTGAATAGATGGAAACCATATAACCCTAACCCAGTCCGTAATCAGCGTGTAGGCGACTGTGCCATACGTGCAATCTGCAAAGCAACCGGACAGGATTGGGAAACCGCCTTTGCTGGCGTTATGGTGGTGGCGTGCGAGAAATCAGATATGCCGTCAGCTAACAGCGTGTGGGGGACATATCTCAGGCGCAACGGGTTTCGGAGAAACATTATACCAGACGAATATCCAGAAGATTATACCGTGGAAGAATTTTCGGCAGACCACCAAAACGGAGTATTTGTTCTTGGGCTTGATGGTCATGTGGTAACGGTTGTGGATGGATTTTACTGGGACACATGGGACAGCGGTCAAGAAATACCAATATACTACTGGGAAAGGCGATAATTTATGGAAACATTAAACTCTATTATGGTTGTATGCGGTTGGCTTATTACTCTTGGAGGCGCAGGAGCCGTAATATACAAATTGTTGCATCCGGCATTTAAGCTAAAAAATCGAGTGGATAAATTAGAAATAAATGTGGAAAATGATTATAAATCTATCAAAGAAATAAGAGATATGCAATCTCTTTTATGCCAAGGAATGATAGCATTAATTGATAATCGTATAACCGGTAACAACATAGAGGGTTTAAAAAAAACCAAAGAAGCTATGATAAAGCATTTGTCAGAAGGTATTTAAGGAGCGTTGCGTTGAAGGTATATGACTTTACAGTGCCAGAACTAAACTATTTTCGTACATATTGTAACTTTACGGATGAAGAACGGGCACTGTTTGAGTACCGGGCCAAGAACTATCCTTTGGAGTATTGCGCTGAATTAATGAATGTAAGTGTATCCACAGCAAAGAGATTGAGCAGAAAAGTAAACAACAAAATAATCCGAGTATGTTGATACTTGCGTGATACTTTTATAAGTCTTTGACGACCTGTCAAGGGCTTATTTTTTATGGGATAATTGGATTATAAAAGAACGGAGGGGATATAATGCCGCAACCATTTATCAATCCAAACTATCTGAATACATATCCAAACGCATATCCGTATCAACCGCAGATGCAACTACCTATGGACCGATTGCAGCAGCTACAGGCACCATACCAAATGCCGCAACAGACGCAGGTTTCACAGGTCCCGCAGACCAACCAGGGAATATTATGGGTGCAGGGTGAAGCCGGGGCAAAGTCGTATTTAGTAGCGCCAAGCACATCCATATTACTGATGGATAGCGAAAATGAGTACTTTTATATTAAAACAACAGATGCAGCAGGTATGCCAACACTCCGCACTTTTGAATATAAAGAGATTGTTAATGGACGGAAAAAGGAATCTACATCGGCTGAAAATCTGGATGAAAAGTATGTTACCAGAAATGAGTATCAGGATTTAAAGGCAAAATATGATGAATTATATGGACTTTTAGAAACCAGTACAGCACCAACAGGAAAGGGGAAATAGATAAATGAATCCATTATTTAATATGCTTGGTGGTGGCTCTCCAATGGGTGGAATAATTCCTGGAATGGGTGGGGGAAACAACCCCATGCAAATGATACAGAAATTCATGGAGTTTAAAAAAAATTTCAGGGGAAACCCTCAAGAAGAAGTACAGAAGATGCTACAGTCCGGCCAGATAACTCAGCAGCAGTTAGACCAGGCCCAACAAATGGCCCGGCAGTTTCAGCAGATGCTTAATAGCATGAAAAAATAGTACATAAATCAATGCGCATGATTTTGTAAATATATTTTAAAGGAGTAGACAATTATGGATTCAGGCTATAGTTTAGCAGACATTGCCGCCGCTACAGGAGGAACAAACCGCAACAATGATGGCTTTGGAGATGGCGGCGCATGGTGGATTATTATACTGTTCTTATTTGTTTTCTGTGGCTGGGGCAATGGAAACGGCTTTGGAAACAATGGAGCAGGAGGTGCAGGATTGCAGGGATTAGCAACACGTGCAGACATCAATGAGGGATTTGCCCTCAACGGAATCGAAAATGGTATAAGGGGTATTCAGCAGGGCATTTGTGATAGCACGTATGCGCTGAACAACACCATTACCAGCGGTTTCAGCGGAGTGGACCGTAGCTTATGCCAGATGGGCTATCAGCTCCATGATTGCTGCTGCCAGACACAGCGCGCAATTGATGGTGTAAATTATAACCTGGCTACACAGTCATGCGATACCAGAAACACCATTCAGACCGCAACTAGGGATATTCTGGACAACAACAACAGCAATACAAGAGCTATTCTTGACTTCTTAACTCAGGATAAGATTTCTACCTTACAGGCGGAGAATCAAACCCTTAGATTCCAGGCAAGCCAGACTGCCCAGAACGGATTTATTGATGCAGTTGGTAACTCAATCGTTGCACAGCTTCGTCAGCCGCAGCCTGTACCGGCTTATACGGTTCCAGCGCCATATCCATATGCCTCTAACTGTGGTTGTGGATGCAATACTGGATGCGGGTGCTAATGAGAAACGAACAGTTTTACGATAATCTTGCTCTGTATGCAACTGCATTGCAAATGATAAATTTGCTTTTGATTGTTGGTGATGTGTCAAATAATGATATTATGGAAGCATTGCAACAGGAGAATAAGGAATACATGGAAAAGATTATCTACCAAAACAACCGCATATTGCGTATCTTGTCCGAAAAGGACATGTCTACTGAATAGTAGTATTACACACATGGAGGGGTAGGCACAGGCTTGCCCTTCTGTGCATATAAGGAGGATTTTATTATGGCAGATTTTGTAACTGCTGGCACACAGACTGTTGAAGTCAATGGAAGTGTACTGTTTGCAGCAAACCGGGTATATTCCTGTAATTGCCCAAATATAAGGCACGAGCCACTTTCTGGGAGGGTGGTTTTACTTCCTGGCCTGTACCGTGTAGGCTTTAACGGAAACTTTTCCGCAGCCGCAGCAGGTGACGTTATCTTTGAAGTGCAGCAGGACGGCGAAGGCATTCCCGGTGCAAGAATCCAGAACACAGTTGCCGCCGGCGCAACAATCAATGGAGCGGCAACTGTAGAAGTAAGGGTGTGCAAACCATGTTGTGCTACCCTATCAGTAAAAAACGTTGGAGCCACAGCAGCGACAGTATCAGACGCTAACCTTGTTGTTAGCAGAATAGGTTAAGGGGGTAAGGCTATGAGCTATAAGATGATGCAGAATATCCACGAAGAGCTGGATAAGATTGCGGAAAAGGGCCTGAACACTAACAACCTTGAAACCGCATACAAACTGATTGACATGTGGAAAGACATGGAGAACGTAGAATACTGGAAGTGTAAAGAAGAGTATTATAATCAGGTAATGGATGAAATGGACGGCGGAGAATACAGCGAAGCGCGTCGCAAGCGCGACAGCATGGGACGTTATAGCCGTGCTGATGGAATGTCACAGGACTATGATAATGACAGCTCATATCGCGGCACACGTGGAAAGCATTACGTCAGAGGTCATTACAGTCGCGCCACTGGACCGGCCTATGATGACTACATGAACCAGAAGCAGAGCTACAGAAGCGGCGGAAAAGATGAAGATTGCAAGCGGCGTATGCTTGCGGCCTTAGAGGAACATATGGACGAACTAACCGAAGAGTTGGGAGAAATGTCAAAAGATGCTGATTGCCGCGAGGAACGGGAAACCATGAAAAGATATATCGAAAAGTTGCGTAATATGATGTAACAAAAAGCGGTGGGAATAATCTCACCGCTTTTTGAAAATGTATTACCAAAAAAATTTGTTTTCTCTCCTTTAAATATGATTCCAATCTAACATAATATGGATTTCTTTTTCTTCATTATTGATTGCACATAGACAGGGTGATTCTTTCCCTTGAATCAGCTCGTTTGGTGTATAAGTCCAACCCCACGGAGCCGTCAACACAATGCCGGCCTCTGTCTCGTCACATCCCCATCCTTCTGGCACTGTGTATTCTATTGGTTCGCTTTCTACTGCTGTTGGATGAGGATTGCCCTCAGTAAATACCGGATGTTTCTCAGCAGCTAAACATCCATAATTTATGTATCCTTTAAAAGTTTTCATATTGATATTCCTCCTATAATATGGTTTCATGTATTTCCCGCCCAGCTTGTACATTCTCCAAATATTTATGGTCGATGCTTTTTGGGCAGTAATCGTAATCGCTATCCTCGACTCCCATCTTTTTCATTTCTTCATGTACGATTTTATAATATTCATCGTGCGAAAAATCCCTTGAATCAGTAAATATATTTTCAGTTTCTCCAAGAAGTCTATCATAGGCGATATGGGAACACTTGTCCAGAAATCGTTTCATGAGGCACGGATGGATAAGCTCCTCTAACTGCCTAATAATTAATTCTTCCGCCCAAGGAGCTGGATTCCGTTTCTCGGTTTCCCAGTCCTCAATAGTCCTGGTCGGTATTTCCAGATAAGCAGATAAATCAGATTGTGTCATACGTGCTTTTATGCGGTATTCTTTAATTTTGTTCATAACGTCCTCCTTTATTCCTCCGTTTTTTATCTTATGTATAAATAATACCACGCAATGCGTGGAAAGTCAAGAGGAAATATTAAAATGTGGGGACGATTTTTTTTCGCTAATACGGTAAAATGGGAATAGGAATACACAGAAAAGGTGAAAACATGGTAAAAGTTTGTTTGGCTTTTTCTTATATTTGACCTCCCTCCTATAGCACATGTCCTTAAAAGAAACAGGTTCTAACGCATAGCGTGAACAGCCTGGAGGTTGAAAAGCGGATGTAATTTCCGGCATGTGCGTTTTTGGACACGCCAAGTCCTACAAAATGGCAACCGTTGGTGGACGGTTACACACCTACAAATAACCTAATAACGGAAAAGGAGAATCATCAATGAAAACCGAAGAATTAAAAGCACAGGGATTGACAGAGGAACAGATATCTTTTGTCATGGCTGAAAATGGGAAAGACCTCAAAAAGTTGCAGAAAGAAAACGACAATCTGAGCGCGGACCGGGATACCTGGAAAGAAAAAGCAGAAGCGGCAGAAACAACGCTTAAAGGCTTTGAAGGGGTTGACCTGGAGACGATGCAGAAAGAACTGTCTGACTGGAAACAGAAAGCTACAGAAGCCGAAAAGAGCGCCCAGGCACAGCTTTATGAACGTGATTTTGCAGATGCTCTTAAAACAGAATTTGAGGGTATTAAGTTTTCCAGCGAAGCGGCTAAACGTGCAATCATGGCAGAAGTAAAAGAGGCCGGATTAAAGCTGAAGGATGGTAAAATTCTGGGGCTGAATGACCTTATAGGCCAAATGAAAGAAAAGGATGCTTCGGCATTTATTGATGATGCGCAGCAACAGGCACAGCGGAACATGGCGAGGTTTACCGCACCATTGGGTAAGCAGAATGCGCCAGGAACTATGACACGAAAGGATATTGAAGCGATTAAAGACCCATCAGAGCGTCAGTCTGCAATCGCCAGTAACCTACATTTGTTTGGTAAAGGAGAACAGTAATGGCAGCAAAAGCCAATATAATCAAAAGCGCGGACATACAGGTTACAGCGCGTGAAATTGATTTTGTGACACGCTTTGAAAGGAACTGGCAGCATCTTCGGGACATTCTGGGGATTATGCGCCCCATCAAGAAAACGCCGGGGGCAGTGCTGAAAAGCAAATATGCAGAAGGAACTTTACAGAGCGGGGCTGTAGGCGAAGGAGAGGAAATCCCTTACAGCAAATTCACAGTAAAGGAAAAGACGTATGCGGAAATGACCATTGAGAAGTATGCAAAGGCCGTTTCCATTGAAGCAATTAAAGACCACGGCTATGAAAATGCCGTTCAGATGACAGACGATGAATTTTTGTTCCAGCTTCAGTCGAATGTAACAGAACGATTCTATACATATCTGAATACTGGTACACTTACTGGAACGGAAACTACATTCCAGATGGCCCTTGCTATGGCAAAAGGAATGGTAGAAAACAAATTCAAACAGATGCACCGTAATGTTACGGGGGTGGTTGGATTTGTGAATATTCTGGATGTATATCAGTACCTGGGTGCCGCTGAAATCACTGTGCAGAATCAGTTTGGTTTCCAGTATCTTAAGGATTTCATGGGATTCAATACAATCTTTCTGCTATCTGATTCTGAAATAGAAAGTGGAAAAGTAATAGCTACACCAGTGGAAAACATTGTAATGTACTATGTAGACCCAAACGAAAGTGATTTTGCACGTGCCGGTCTGGTGTATACGACTGGGGACGGGGATACAAACCTTATCGGATTCCATACCCAGGGTAATTACAATACCGCTGTTTCCGAAGCATTTGCAATCATGGGACTTACCTTGTTTGCAGAATATATTGACGGAATCGCAGTTGTTGATATTACTGATAATCCCGTTCTTGGAACACTGACGGTAACTTCTTCGGCCGGAAGCACATCGGGAAACACAAAATTAACCGTTGAACCTCCCCTCGAAACAGGACACATGTACAAGTACAAAGTGGCAGCTGATTCCGCTCCAGAAGTGAAATATGGTCAGAATGTAAAGACGTGGACAGCATGGGACGGTAAATCTGATATCAAGGCAACGACCAGTAATCATATCACAGTAGTCGAGTGTGACAATACCTATAAGGCGTTGAAATCTGGAAATGACAATGTAACGTCTCACTCTTAAAGAAAGGAGAATCCGGCATGGCATATGCAGACTATGAGTTTTACACAACAAAATACTACGGCAGTTCCATACCGGATTCCCAATCATTTGATAAGCAGGCAGAACGGGCAAGCGACTTCCTTGATAAAATAACATTTGACAGATTGGTTGACGGCCTCCCAGATAATGAACGAGCGCAAACCAAAATCAAGAAAGCCGTATGTGCATTAGCTGATAAACTGTATGGTTTGGAACTGGCAGAAAAACAGGCGCTATCTGCCGTCGCGGGAAGTATAACCAGCGTGACCGGCGGCGCAACCACAGGCGTTATCACGTCAAAGTCATCCGGTTCCGAATCAATCAGCTATGCATCCCCGTCAGAAATAGCTAACGGAGCTAAAGCCTGGAGTGATATATATTCTGCGGCGGGGAATGAACAGGAAACAAATAAGCCCCTGTATGATACCGCAAAGGTGTATCTGATGGGAGTAAAAGATAACGAAGGGACTCCACTTTTATATGCAGGATTGTAAAGTAAACATTCTGGGAACGGAATGGGAAGTTGTCCAGCGTGATGAAAAATCGGATGAAAACCTGGATGGGAAATTTAGGGATGGATATACCGATTTTTCTACACATATGATTGTGATTTGCAATAAAAAGGACGATTGCGAATTAAAGGACTATGAAGGATATAAAAATGCCATATTACGGCATGAACTCATCCATGCGTTTTTGTATGAAAGCGGTCTGGATTCTTCAAGTTCAAATACATGCGGAGCGTGGGCAACTAATGAAGAAATGATTGACTGGTTCGCTATTCAGTCTCCGAAGATTTTCAAAGTATTCATGGAATTGGGTTTGCTCTGATTCCAGAAAGGATAAGAAATGGACATTACAACATTGGGAACATGTGTAGCTATTGTGGCTCTGAGCTATGTGGTTGGTCTTGGATGCAAGGCTGCAAAGAAAATACCGGACGAATGGATTCCGGTTATTATGGCTGTTGTGGGTGGTGTTCTTGGCGCGCTTGGTATGGGAACTATACCAGACTTCCCGGCATCGGACTACATCACGGCCGTAGCAGTTGGAGCTATGTCTGGCCTTACGGCTACGGGAGTTAACCAGATGTATAAGCAGGCTAAGAAATGAGTAACTACCGAAACCGCAGAAATTATGAAAATCTGGAGCGCCAGATATTTGACGGCGTGGGAAAATACGGAATACCGCAGATAGAACCAGTAACCTACGAGAAAAGCTGTGAATGGATTGGTTTCAACTATGCCAAGACTTGTAAAGAGCCTGAAAAGAAAGGTGTACATTTCTTCCTTGATGATTACCAATTCAATAGGTTATGGACGGATGTTGACCGATATATACCCATGTTACAAAAATTCCGTTATGTAATGTCTCCAGACTTTTCCACCTACACAGACTTTCCAAAAGCTATCCAGATATGCAATCATTATAGAAAACATTGGGTAGGCACATATCTGCAAGAGGCAGGGATACAAGTTATTCCTACGATTTCATGGAGTACGCCCGACAGCTTTGAATGGTGCTTTGACGGAGAGCCACAGGGTGGTGTTGTGGCGGTATCGTCTTTAGGCGTGATGAACAGCAAAGAAAAGAAAGAGTTGTTTCTGATAGGCTACAAGGAAATGGTACGGCGCATTTGCCCGGACACGATTATCTTTTATGGTTATGTGCCAGATGAGTGCATGGGGAATATCGTGAGGGTACGAGCGTTTACAGAAAAGTTTAATGAGGTGTTGTGCAATGGGTGGTAGAGGTGGGGCGAGTGGATTATCTGCTAAAAACCAGAAAATTTCTTTCAAAGGATTGCCAACTTTAAAAGGTTCAGAAAAACAAGTTAAATGGGCCGAACAAATTAGAAATAATGCTATTGATACTATCAATAGAAATATTGATTTAGCTAATGAAAGGATAAAGAAGTATCCAAGCGCTCAAAAAAAATATCAAAATGAAATTGAATCTTTGCAAGAAATAGGCAAACAACTGAAAGAAGTACTATTAAAAGTATCTAATGCTTCTCAAATTATTGAAAAGCGTCACATATTTGACTCGTCTAGAATATTGGATGAAGCGTCAAAAATCGAACAAAGAAAAAAGAAACGCTAATAGGTGATTAATATGTACAATGATACAGTAACAGTATTTAACTACTATGAATCATCCACAACTGGTGTTGGTATCTGGTATCCACATGTATTATCGGGCGTTGACCTTAATACCGACAAAGGCGCAATACTAAAAAAGTATGGGCCAGACAGCACGGATAATGCAGAGTTACACATAGTCTACGAGTTACAGGATGGTAAACAGATAATCCGCGATGCTGACGGTAAAGAATTGCCGTGGCTTCCTCCGAAGGAGTGGATGAGACAGGTAAATGATTTGCTGGACGATACCATTACCTTTGATGCATCGGATAATTGCTTTTTCTGGGAAGGGGTATGGGATAACGGCCCGGTAAACGATGAAGATTATCGTGACGGTTTTTATGCTTATATGAATAATCGGTATGACTTCGTATATTTGGTATCCTCTGTTGGAGGTCCATACTCTGTGATTCCTCACTTTGAGATATTGGGGAAATAATATGGCGAGCAAAACAACACATTTTAAAGGCTTTTCCGTTGTTGATGGAGAGATAAAGATTACGCTCAAATTATCCCGGTTTGATAAACAATTTCAGCATGCTCAATATGAGCTTGACGGAAATGTAATGAATAGTATGGTTCCTTTTATGCCGATGATTACAGGCGATTTTGTGGATGTTACCAGGGCCGCAAGTGCTGCAATACAAGGGATTGGAAAAGTGTATGCTGCCTATGGACCTGCTGGTCGTTTTTTATATCAGGGTAAAACTATGGTTAGCGTTGTTACTGGTAGTACCTGGGCTACAAAGGGTACTAAAAAGGTATTAGTAAGCCAATATAGAGGAAAAACCAAAGCAAAAGAGGATTTACAGTATACCAAAACAGCGCATCCTAAGGCACAGGCTAAATGGTTTGATGCGGCCAAAAAGGCAGACGGTAAATCATGGATAAAGCAAGCCAAGAAAACGGCTGGAGGAGGAAAGCGTGGGTGATGAACGAAAACCAATAGGAAAAGATGCAAGCGGATATGATGTGTTGACAATTGCTGTAAAGGCTTTGCTTAATCAATTCCCCGGTTTGTATGAAAATGAAACCGTTAAGTTTGAAGAATTGGGTGAGGATAGCGGGATTGCATTTTCGGCAGATAATGGAGCCTTAATCTTTTCTGAGACTGAGGATGTACTAGGTGGAGTGCGCCAGACCTGCCAGTATCCCTTCTATATTATATACCGTACATCATCCACAAAAGAGCGTCAGAAAATGAGCATACAGGAATTTCTTGATACGTTCGGAAAGTGGCTGTGTCGTGAGCCGGTTGTGATTGATGGGAGTGAGGAACGATTATCAAATTATCCCACATTATCCCAAGGAAGAAAGATAACCAAAGTTACCCGTGACAACTCTTATGGCCTGGAACCGCAGGAAAGTGGTGTGCAGGATTGGATACTTCCAGTATCGATAGAATATAAATATGATTTTGAAAGATGGTAGAGCCAGACGCTAAGACGCAGAGCCTTGTATGGTGGCGCTATATTTTTATTTGAAAGGAGAAAGACAGTGGCAACGTGGACTTATGCCGATGGAGAGGCAAAAAGAAAAGACTTTATGGTATTTTGGATAACTGATGGAAGCACCACAAATATCACAAAAGATAAACTTGAAATTATTGGAAAAGGCGTTGAAGATATGCCGATTTCGATGAATCCAGAGACGGAAGAAAGCCAGGATGTGCTTGGAAATAATAACTATGACATCACCGGCTATGCAGAAAGCATGACAGTGGACCCAACCAATGTATCTGGAGAAAGTAAATACGCTCAGAAGATAGATACGCTCATGGAAGAAAGGGCAACTCTGTCAGATTTGAGATTGAAATATCTCTGTGTAAAGCGATACAAAACCGATAGTACCGGAAATATGCGTGCATGGGTGCAGGAGGGTGTTGTTGAGTTGGGAGACTTTGCAGGAGGCCTGAAAGGTGTTTCTGCAACGCATACGGTGCACTATGTAGGTGATAGGACTCTTGGCGCTGTAAACCCTACAACGATGACTTTTACGGCTGATGGAGCTTCTTTGTCAGAGTAAAGGAGGATAAATTATGCCTAATATTCCAATAAATATTGAAAGCCCAGTTAAATACTACGATTTTACGGACCAGCATGGAGATGTGCTGGCAACTTTCAAATTTGTTCCAACCGACCTTGACATATTCGAGCGGCAGCAGAATGTGTATAAAGCATTCGAGGATATGTGGATGGAATTAAAAACAACTCTTGATAACAAGAAGAAGGAAGAAATGTCGTTAGAGATAATTAATAAATATGCAAAGTCGCTTCAGGAAAAATTTGATTATCTATTTAACGCAGACACTTCTGGCTTCTTCAAAATCGCCAGTCCATTTACCCCTATGGAAAATGGCGACCCTTGGGCGCTGGTGATACTTGAGAGTGTTAAAAAAATTATAGAGCAGGAAACGGGTAAAAATTTCACGGAAATGGAAAGTAAAGCCGGGAAATATACACAACAGTATAATGCTGGTCCTGGGAAATATCCATTTCCTGTTAAATGAGCGCAGCGTGGTCCCTCCCATATTCTCTCTCTGTTAATGGAATAGACTATGAAATCCGTGAGGACTTCCGGGCAATATTAGATATTTTATCAGCCTTTGCGGATGAAGAATTGTCTGACCCAGAGAAAACACAAGCAATGCTTGAAATTCTTTACTGGCCCGTTATCCCGCCTCCGCAGGATTTAACAGAAGCGGCAGAAAAAGCATTATGGTTTATCGACTGTGGTGTGGTGCATGAAGATACTCCATCACCGCGCGTAATTGACTGGGAACAGGACGCAGGAATTATTTTCCCGGCGGTTAACAGGATTGCAGGGTTTGAAACACGCGGATGCCAGATAATCCATTGGTGGACTTTCTACGGATGGTTCATGGAAATTGGGGACGGATTGTTTTCTCAGGTCCTTTCTATCCGGCAGAAACTGTCAAAAGGGAAGCGCTTAGAAAAGTGGGAGCAGGAGTTTTTACAGAACAATAAAAAGCTATGTGAACTTGAAAAATCCACTGACAAATCTAAAGAAGAATTTGATTATTTTGCAGAGTTGCTAAAGTGAGGTGATATCTTTGCAACCTGATGGAACTGTATTAATAGATACTAAAATCAAAACGGATGGTGCAAAAACAGGAAGCGAAGATATCAAAAGAACGCTATCCGGCACAATGGATTATATAAAATTGCTACCTCAGGCTTTTAAGGATATTCCAGGCATTATGAAACATACATTTTCATCTGCTTCTAAATCCATACAAAGTCTTTCTCCAAGTGTGCGCAATTTGCAAGATGAAGTGGACCGGTATAAAGATGCGTTGTATTACGCTGAAAAAGCTGGTTATGGACTTGGAGATGCACCATATGATAAAGCATTTGCTGGATTGCAGCGGGCCCAAAAAGCCATGCAGGATTACAAGAAAAATTTGCTTGGTGTTGATAATGAGCAAAAGAAAGCAAGTAAAAGTGGAAGCAAACTCAATAAATCATTAAAAGGTACCGAGAAAGCATCCCGTGGCGCACGAATTGGATTGGGCCGAATGCTTGCAACATCTATCTTATTTAGCACTGTATTCCGTGCTATTTCCGCAGTAACGGGCGGATTAAAAGAAGGTATGGATAATCTGGCCCAGTATTCAGATGATACCAATAAAGCGTTATCCATATTGATGTCCAGTATGACCCAGCTTAAAAATTCTTTTGCTACAGCCTTTTCCCCATTGGTTGAGTACGCGGCCCCGGCCCTGGCACAGTTCATCAATTTGCTATCCCAGGCAGTCACCTGGACGGCGCAGTTGCTGGCAGCATTAACCGGGAAGGATACATTTGTCAAGGCGATTAAAGTACAGCAGGATTATGCTGATAGTCTGGACAAGACCAAAGATGAAACCAAAGATGCAGCCAAAGAAACAGAAAAAGCATTAGCGCCATTTGATAAGCTGATACAGATAACAACAGGAAAGAAAAAAAGCGAAGATAAGAACGAGCTTAAACCAGAGGATATGTTTACCACCGAGGAAGTATCCAACGATATTAAGTTGCAGGCCGAAGCGATAAAGGATACGCTCGGGAAACTGTTCGACCCGCTTAAGGAATCGTGGCTTGAAAATGGCCCACAGGTAATGAGTTCGTTGCAAAACACATTCTCTGCTATTAAACAGCTTGCAAGTGATGTAGGCGCATCGTTTATGCAGGTGTGGAATGTAGAGGGATATGGGAAAGCAATCACGGATGATTTACTAATTACTTTTGCAAATCTGGTTGATACAGTTGGTAATCTAGTTACAAACTTTGATAAGGCGTGGGTATCTGGCGATACTGGTACAAACATTTTAAGGCACCTTGGGGATATTATTCTTGAAATAACAGGATTTTTTCGTCAAGCATCAGAAAGTTTAAAACAATGGTCTGCGGATTTGGATTTTTCACCTTTGCTGGAAAGCTTTGACAGGATTTTGATTGCTGTAAAACCTATTGTATCAGATGTTGGAAACTTGATATTGTGGTTTCTTAACAATGTACTACTTCCAATTTCAAAATGGGGAGTAGAGCAAGCGTTGCCAACTGTATTTGATTTAATTGCAGCAGCCCTGAAAGCAATACATAGTGTGATTGATGCACTGAAGCCATTGGGAATATGGTTATGGGAAGAATTTTTACAGCCATTAGGAGAGTGGACCGGAGCAGTTATCATAGCTGCATTAGAAAAAGTTGTTGAATGGTTGACTAAATTTTCGGATTGGGTAAGTCAAAATCAGACATTGGTAGAAAATATTACAATTGCAGTATTAGCATTTTTTGCAGCGTGGAAGTTTGCTGAATTCGTTACAGGTATAGCTAATATGGTTCGTAGTATATCCTCAATAATAAGTAGTTTAGGTGGATTTATTGGAGTGATACAAAAAGTAACAAGCTCTTTGACCCCTGCTAATGCTGCATTTTTGGCTATTGTTGCAGTTGTTGGAAGCATCATATATTTAGCCGCACAAGTTTCCAGGGCGTGGGATAAAATGACACCAGGAGAACAATTAGCAACAAAAATACTGGCAGTAGCAGGTACTGTAGCTTTGTTAATTGCAGTAATAGCAGCACAATTAAAAGACCCTATAGCGCTCGCTGTAGCTGGAAGTGTGGCGGCATTCGCAGGATTTACCATAGCAGGAATTGCATCATCCGCAAATAGAAGAAGTTCAACCTATTCCAGTTCTGCATACCCCACGTCTGCTTATGCAGCGGTTCCATATAGAATGCCAATGCTTGCAACCGGTACAGTAGTACCGCCAAGGGCCGGAATGTTTGCTGCTATCTTGGGAGATAACAACCGTGAAACAGAAGTTGTATCCCCGCTATCAACTATGAAGCAAGCTCTTAAGGAAGCACTGGCAGAAAGCAATATATCAAGCGGAAACCAGATTGCTAAAGCAGAGCTAATACTTGATGGTACAAGATTTGGTCAGCTTGTAGTCAAGTTTGGTAACAATGAAAAGAACCGTGTGGGTGTAAGAATGGTAACGGAAGGAAGTGTATAATGGCGCAGAATGGAAACGGAGTATTCACCATAGACGGAGTTAATCTCCGCCTATGGGTAAAATCCTTAAAGCGAAATTTTTCAGTCGCAGATAGTGAAAATTCTGGACGTTTGCAGTCTTACCGGATGCACCGTGATATCATTGGTACATTTTATAATTACACCCTCGATATTGATGCAGAAAGAAGTAACCCAGCTGACTATGATACATTTTATGAAATTATCTCCGCTCCGGTCGAGTCTCATAATATGGTATTCCCATACGGTCAAGTTACCAAAGAGTTTGAAGCATACATAACAAGCGGGGATGATGATTTAAAAATCAACAAGAACGGAAAAGAAGGTGAGCGTAACCATTGGACTGGGTTATCCATTACCTTTACCGCTATGGAGCCGCAGAGGAGGCCGTGATGTGTTTTTAAAGCAATCCATATTATCTGACGCAGAACAAAATACTGAGGGATTAAAGATTGTTTATGACGACTTGGCCCCTTATGCCAAAGAAAATAGTACAGCATCCATTACAAGGCCTGGATTAAGACCGAGAATAGGGCTTCATCCAGGCCCTGGTTTACATCCGCATGGGACAATAATAGAACAGGAATTTCCAGAATTAAAGCGAGATGATATTTCTTATCCCGGATATGCTCTATGCTTTCCACGGTTTTCTCTGCTTAATGGAAAGTATATCAATTTTCCAGATAATCCACTTCCGTATGGATATATAAGTCCAGAAGTATCAAATGAACAAGGATTGTTCGGATATGTTAAGCAAAGCCAAGGACTTAAGCCCCAAATAGGTTTGCATCCAGGAATGTTTTTATATCCTAAATCAACAACTGAAAAGATAATTGAATCCCCCATGCTTACAGTAACCTTTAATCAAAAATTCACCAGTGTAGGATTGCTCTTTACTTTTAATATGATGTCTGGAGATTATTGTACACGAATGAGAGTAAAGTGGTACTCGGATAATAACCTCTTGTCAGATATGGAGTTTTCCCCGGATTCAGTCAGATATTTTTGTAATAATTATGTGAGAGGATATAACAAACTGGAAATAACGTTTTTGCAGACATCAAACCCCATAAGGCCAGTATTTGTTACCAGAATAGATTATGGAATATACCGTGATTTTCTGGACAACGAATTATTAGAAAGAAACTGTTTGCAAGAAATCAATGCAATATCAGAAAGCATAAGTATTAACACATTAAATTTCACGGTCAGGACAACATCCAATATACCGTTTGATTTACAGAAAAAGCAGAAACTTACTTTATATTTCAACGGTGAGCTTATAGGAAATTTTTATCTTAAAAACGGTGCCAGGAAAAACAAAACGGATTACCATATGGACGCGCATGATGCAGTGGGCGTATTGGATGGCAATGAATTCGCTGGAGGAATATATACAGGCCAGCCGGTTTCTGAAGTATTAGAGAAAATATTTGAGAATGAAGATTTTAATTATTTGTTGGATGAATCATTTTCAGATATTCCGCTTTATGGATACATACCGTATACCACAAAGAGAAACGCATTAGTATACATATGCTTTGCTATTGGAGCTATTGCAGATACAAGCAATTACGATGGAATTGTTATCTATCCGCAAGAAAATGCTTTGAGTGGTGAATTTTTGAATGATGAAGTATTTTCTGGGGTTACATTGGAGCATTCTGATATTGTCACTGGAATCCGGCTAACAGTTCATACATATCAAAAATCGGATGAGGCACAAGAACTATATAATGATACTTTGAATGGAACAGCAGAGGTTATTTTTAGTGA